CCGGATCGGGGTCTTGACGATTTTTCCGTCGATCACCCGGATGTCGACGTCGTCGTGCTCGTAGCCGGTGGCCCTGGCATACAGGCTGCGCACCACGCGGTCGTCCGCTTCGACCTTTCCGGTTTTTATGGCGTCGCAAAACTCCGGGTAGTCGGATTTCCAGCGGTGGATCGTTGCCACGTTCACATTAAAAAAGTCGGCGATCTCGATGTCGGTCGCGCCGAGCTTGCATAGCTTTTCAGCCTGGGCCGGATAGCCCGGCTGGTATTTCGTAGGTCTTGCCATCTGGTTCGCCCGAGTAGTCGTGCGGTCTAGGCACAAAAAAAGCCGCTGAGGCTTTCGCGCCAGCGGCTTGCGTCGATCGGAAATGAAAAAAGCCCCGGGTCATCGCTGACGGCGGGGCTTCGTTTCATTCAGAGACGCCGCAGGCTCCCATCTGGGAACCCGCGCACGTCTTGATTGACGGAATTAAGTTGTAGCTTGGAATTTACTGCTGAGATTGCTTGTTGTCAATCTGTTTGTTGCTTACCCGCATCACATGTTTGCTGCTGCTCCAGCAGCTCTACCGCGCGCTGCGCGGCCCGGAACTGCTTGACGAATTCGGTGGCAGGGTGGTGCGGGATCCGCATCTTCCTGCACACCACCTCTGGCGGCAGGGCGCGGATATAGCACCAGTACAGCATCATCCGGTGCTGGGTCTCCAGGGTGCGCATCACGCGCTCGATGCGGTCGGCGTCGGCCTTGTCGACGCGGCGCCGGTCGTCGCTCGAGCTGCTGGACCCTTCGGTCTCCTTGCGCATCCGGTCGAGATCCTTGCCGAGACGCGTAATGCCCGGCTTGTGCGCGCCGGCGCCAACGCAGTGCGCCCAGTTCTCCAAGCGCCATCCGATGTCGCGGCGCTCGGTCAAGGTGGCGTCTCCTGCTCAAGCGCGGCCTGCATCTTCGCTACCTCGTCCGGGTTCTCGTCGCGCCACTGCTGCCAACTGTCGTCGGTGAGTTTCCAGCGCATCCAGTCCGGATGATCTTGCTTCGGGTCGAATGGGGGCTTGCTCTTGCCGCATCGGTCGCACAGACAGCGGTACGCCGTCAGGTGGTCGCCGCAGAAGAACAGGCCGCAGCCGTCATCGCCGCCATGCGGCTCGCCGCCACATACGTGGCTGATGCCGCGGTCGATCTTCGCCTGGCAGTCAGGGTGATCGCAGGTGGCAGGCACGCCATAACCGACATCGCGGTTCCAGTTGTTGTCGAATCCGATGCTCCAGCCCATTACGCTGCCTCCCCCGCAACCTCGATCACCCGCACCAGGGCGCTCGGCGTGTCGCTATAGCGCTTCTCGATCATGATGCGCACCACCTGGGCGTCGTCGCCCCACACGATGCCGTTGCAGCCGTCCTTGATCCCCTTGAGCACGTTGTCCGCGTCGGGCTTCTTGGTGGCGCAGATGGAGCCGGCGACGGCGGCCTCGCGGCGCTTCTTCGACCAGCTGGCCGGGATCTGCAGGTTGAGCGTCACCGACAGGGCCACCGGGCGGGCCGTTGGCTGGACGCCGCACATGGCGGTTGTTGCGGCCAGCTTCACCAGGTTCTCGTAGCTGGCCGTCTTGGCCGGCGTGTAGGCGACGACGTGCGCACCGCGGCGCGCGAACTTGGGCCGGCCCTTGGGCACCGGCTGGCCGGGGATGGTGAAGGCGATCATCATGGCTTCCAGTCCCCCAGGATCGGCGAGGGCCAGGCCGTGCGCATGCGCGGCTGGGTCGGCGTCATCGGAATGACCGGTCCATAAGGATTCTTCGCGGTGGCTCCGCAGCTCGCGCACGTCGGCACCGGCGGCAGGTCGCCGCTCCAGAGTTCGGGCGTTTGCACAGGCCCTTTGCAGTTCGAGCAGGTTCCGATAGTCGGCATGGTTCAGGTTCTCCCGGTGTCGTTGTTGTTATCGCCCGGGCTGGCCGGGCGCGATGAGGATTACGGCGTCGCCTTCTTGGTTTTCTTCGGCAATGCTTCGGGCTGCGGCTCGGTACTAGTTGCGGTCGCCACCTGGTCGGAATCCTGGTCCTGCTCCGGCGACGCATCCGGGAGCGGCTCGGGGCCGATCGCAGTTGTGCCATCCGGGTAGGATTTCGTGAACAGGCGGGTCAGCAGCGGGTTCGGTTCAGCCAGATGGGCGAAATCATGCGGCACGTTCAGGTTGACCACATCCAGGTCGGCGCTCTCGTGCTTTTTGGCCTGCTCGAGCTGGTACGGCATCCATTCGGCGAAGAAGCCCTGTTCCGGACAATCGTCGCCTTCCTGGACCAGCGGCACGAAGGTGCGCGGGTGCGGGATGCCAGTGGCGTCGAACACGGACAGGTTCAGCATCTCGTTGCTGTGCACGTAGGTGATGATGCCGGCGAAGGGCTGCTCATCCAGCGAGCCGACGGAGCGGACCCAGACGATGCGGCCGATGGTGGGTTTGATCATGGTCTTGCCTTTCAGGTTGTGGATGGTCAGATGCTGAGCGAGGCGCGCAGCTGCGCGACCTGGGCGGCCAGCTTCGTGAGCTGGACGTTCGAGGCGTGAATCGCACGGTGCAGCGGCGAGGTGGCGATGCCGGTCTGCTCGCCCTGCGCGGCGTTCTTCCCATCGAGCTGCGGTACGACCACCGGGGCCAGCTGGCGCGTCAGGTCGTCGATTTCGCCGCACAGCCGCTTGACGTTTTGCTCGAGCAGCTGGAGCTCGCGCTCGACAGGCGAGGATTCCTTTGCAGGGACTGAGGCTTGCTGCAAGGCGGTCCCCAAGATGGCTGTGTTCTGCTGGTTGATTGCTGCCTGGCCGAGCATCGGGCCGCCGGCGTCGCCGAAATAACCTGGTTGCATGTTGCTTTTCTCCTAAGGTGCTGCGTTAGCGCTCGCGCGCGAATTGGTGGTCGGTGCTGGCCTGGTCCGGATCTCAGGCGGCGCCAGGCTCTTCCTGGTCTCCCACGTGCCCTGCTCAGCGAACAGCACGCATGGCTGGTCGGTCGAATGCGCCGGCCTGTCGAAGCCTTGGCAGAGTCCAGCGCCATCCTCGTGCGCCTTCTGGCCACCGGTCGGCAGGAATCTGGCGCATGCGCGGCAGGGCAGGTGGTCGCGGTTCATGCGGCGCGGCCTCGCTGTGCACGCTCGTACGCATCGACGCGGGCTTGCCACTCGTCATAGCTTTCGTCGGTGCCCTTGGGGTCAATGCCCTGGGGCTTTCGGGGCGGTGCCGGCGGGGCAAGCGCCGCAGCTGGCGCAGCCGGTGCGCTCTGCTTCTGCAAGACGGTCTGCACCGCGCTGTCGAGGTAGACGAGCCCGATCGCCTCATCCGGCTTGAACTTCTTGGCTCTGGCAATGGCGAGGGCCAGCAGGTCCTTCGTGATGCGGGGATCTGCGGCCCAAGCGAGCACGATGGGCGCGCTTGCAGTCGCCTCGATGCTTTCCTCCCGGAGTGCTGCCACGATCGCTGAGGCCCGTTTGGACTCTCGGGGTTGGTCGTCGTCGTCTTGCTGAGCAGCGCCAACTTCGGTTGAGGCTTGAGACGACGACGATTTATTAGTTAACTGTCCCTGTCCCTCTCCCTGTCCCTTGGAGTGGTTTTCATCAGCGACACCTTGGCCTTGTCCCCGCGACACCTTGGACTTGTCACTAGGGACAGATAGCTGTTGTCCAACGGGACAACCAGCGCCGCGCCATGTTTCAAACTCGGGAAACTGGATGTTTGTCCCGTGCCTTTCGTTGTGCTTCTTGATGCGCGCGCACTCGGTCTTGAGGCGCTGTCGCAGCTTCGCGGTCCACGCCTCGCTTGCCTTCTCGGCGACTACAGGGTGGTAAAGGCGGCCGTCAGCGCACTGCACCCAGCCGCGCAGCGCGCCGGTGCGCACCTTCAACCACTCCTTCACAACGCGACCATAGCCAGCGTACTGGGCCAGCACCTTGTCGTCGTCGGGCAGGCTGGCGGCCGGTACCTGGTGCCACGATGCGCACCAGAGCAGCACGGCGCAGCGGAACTCATCGGCCTCGGCCGTTACGGCCAGGTCGCTGTCCCGCAAGCGCACGACGTCGAGGGGCATGAACGCGAAGTCGCGCAGGTCGCAGTCCGGCGGAGTCAGAGGGGCCGGTAGGACGGCAGCCTCGCGCGGCGTCATGGCGGCGAAATCTCCGCCAGCTGGTGCGCGACGTTGCCGGCCTGGCGAGAACATTCGACGCGGCGCGCGTGCCAGCCGTATTGCCAGTCCTTGCGCGCCGGCGCGTGCCAGTTCATGTTGTGGTCGTCGACGCCCAGGCCCTCATCGAAGGCGCGGGCGCCGGACGCGCGCATGTACTCCGGCGTGATCAGGGTGATCGAGGTATCCATCAGCGCGCCTCCGCTTTGCGGTAGTGCTCGACCGCCTCGGCCAGCTCGTTGCCGCTCGCCTCGTAACGGCCAGCCTCGCGCGCTTTCTGCTCGGGCGCCGCGCTCGACACGGCCTTGCGCCGGTCTGCCCAGGTACACGCTTTTGCTATCACCTTCGTCGCCGCCTTGCTGTTCAGTGCTACATTGCTCATTGCTTCAATTCCTTTCTCGGCCTGGCGCTTCGCTGGGCCATTTTTTTTCCTGCTCGTGGCGCAGTCGGAAGCCATTAAAGATTCCTCCGGGCGCCGCCCTTTGCGCCGCATGCGCGGTTCGCCGGACGGCCAACACCCCGGCAATGTCGGGATTCCTTCGGGCGCGCGGGCGGCATACCATGCTGCTGCACAGCGGCGTTGCCCAAGCCGCGGTACCAGGTCGACAGGCCGATGCCGAGGGCTTTGCACAGCGTCTTCGCTGCGGATTTCTCTTCGTCGTTGACGAGGATTTCGATCGTGGTGGTGCGTGCTGCGTGGTTCATTTACTTCTCCTTGGTGGTGCGGATTACGAGGACGGCCAACGGCCGGCGGTGGTGCGGGGCAACTGCCCAGTTGCAATTTTTTGGGCAACAAAAAAAGCCGCGGGTTACTGCGGCTGGCTCGGCATCAGCTGCTCAGCAGCAGCACGACGAGAGATCGTGGCTTGGAACATATCGGCGCAGTCCTGTGGCGTAACGCGGCCAGTGGTGGCGCGATCGATCTGCAGGGCGTAGTCCAGTGTTACGCGAGTGATGCCGCGCACCCACTGGCTGACCAGCCCCTGGGAGGCAGGGGGATGCAGCTGGCCGCCAAATTCACTCTGGCTCTGGCTGACTTCCTTCAGGTATTCGTCGAGGTGCATGAGGGTTCCTAAGTATTAAGAGCAATGCTCCTTTCTGCGCATTCTACAGTAAGAGCAATGCTTTTCAAGATGTCGCGACTAAAAAAAGTAGCGCTAATAAAATGTCAGAATGAAACGACGTGAACTTACTGCCGAGGAACAAAATGAGGCTGACCGCCTAAAAGCGGCATGGTCCAGCTACCGCGCTGCCCACGAGGGCGCTACTCAGACTTGGCTAGCAGCAGAATCAGGCTTGGGCACCCAAGGAGCCGTGAGCCAATACCTGCGCGGCATCATCCCGCTGAATCTGCAGGCTCTGCTTGCTCTCTGCCGGGTGCTCGAGGTTGACCCGCGTGTGATCAGCCCCCGACTCATGGAGGCAGTGCATCAGGCGGTCGACAAAATCGATGGGCCGGCTGATCCACTACGAGCGCTTCGCCCAGGAAGTTTCATGAGAGTAGAGGGTGCGGATGCAGATGACCCACGGTTGACGATCATTCCGAAAGTGCGTTTGCGGCTTACTGCCGGCCTGAGTGGATTTGAGGTCGAGCCGGAACCGTATGACGGATCCTCTACGACGGTACCGACAGACTGGATAGAGCGTCATGGGTACTACCGTGACAAGTTGATCGCTATAACGGTTCGCGGCGAAAGCATGGAGCCGACGTTTTACGAGGGTGATCTCGTGGTGATCAATACCGCTGACACACAGCCGGTGGCGGGCGCTGTTTATGCCATGAACTATGAGGGCGAACCGTGCATCAAGCGGTTAGCGAGGGATGCTGGCCGCTGGTGGTTGGTATCCGACAATGTCGATCAACGACGGTATTACCGACAAGCATTTGAAAGCGACACGTCACAAATTATCGGTCGAGTGGTAAGGAAGGAAACGGAGCGGTTCTGATGTTGCATTCGATTCAGCGCCTGCGTGGTGTGCGCATGGCGGTAGTTCTTGTTGAGCCGCGCCAGCTGGCGTGGGATCTTGGTGGAGCATTAATTGCGGAGCTGCAGCCGAAGTTCCAGTTGCCCGTCATGCTAGTAGCGCACGACAACACAGCGTGGAATAACGCGCGGGCAGTGGCTGAGTTCGATGCCGTTCCGTATTTGCTTGAACTTCTGGCGCTCGGCGATATCGACTGGGCACAAGCAGAATTCTCGGAACCCGAAATACCTTTTTGAAAAACCCATGAAAAAATACTTGGTAGCAGCATTAATGTTTTGTATAGGAAGTGCCTCGCATGCGCAAAACGTAATCAATGCAGACAATGGTTCTGCCCAGGCTACCGTACGTCGCGACGACGCTGGATTCCAGTCCTGCGGAGTTCGAGCCATTGTGCAAGTCTTGCAGCCGAAATACATAGAAACATACGATTTCAGCCTGAACTTGGATGGGGCAATCATAAAAGGACTGTTGAAAGTCGGGCAGTACCAAGTTCCTGGCAATGCACGCCAGGGCTGGGAATTCGGAAAGCGGAAAACAGTTATGCCGGCCCCGAAAGGATTCTGGTTTGCTGAAGCAACAAGTGACCTCCCCTTAAAGCCAGAAAAGTCTGTCAAAGCTGAGGATGCCGGTTTCGCGCTCGGTATCGCGGATTTTGGCCAAACCAGCGATACGGTAATGGCGATTGTCGAGGGAAAGCCTGTCCAATTCTCTTTGCGTTATCCCGACGATAAATTCGATCGTATCATCAGTTTTAAGGTCGAAATGAAAGATGAAGATAAGCAGACTTTCTTTAACTGCATGGCTGGGCTCCAGCGCCGCATCGAACGCACACTCGGCCAAGAGAAGTAAGGTCGATCGAGAGCACAGCTCGCAGGCTATGATGAACGCCTGATTCACTAGCCCCGCTTGCCGGGGCTTTTTTTCGTCCACGCCGCCTCCCCGCGCGAACGACAGGTCTGCGTCGGAAAAAAAATATAAGCAATGCTCTTGACGCGGAAAAAAGCATAGCTAATAATAGCTCCATCGCAACCAGCCCAGCAGGGCAGATGGAGACCAGCATGATCCGCCTCATCCCCAAGCACTACAACCGCCGTGACCTGTTCGTCGACCTGGTGACGATCGTCTGGGCCGGCGGCGCTGTCCTGTTCGTGCTCAGCGAGATCGGGAGCCTGTGATGCGCCAGAACGACGACGCCGCAGAAGCCTTCGAGGCCCGCGTGCACGAGCTGACCGAGCAGAAGCTGAGCGTGTGGCGCGACCTGGTCGCCGCGGGCCACGCCGGCGCCAAAGCCGAGCTGGTCTACGCCGCTCTCAACATACTGTCCGAACCAGAATGCGACGCGATCTTCGCCCAGGCGGTGACGGATCCAGCCGGCGCCGGCGCGAGCTTCTCGGCCACCGTGGCGAAGGCGATGCGCGACGAATGCGAAGAGGCAGCACGCCAGCAGGCCAACCGCGAATGGAAGCAGGGTGCTGAGCTGCGCGCCGAGTTGGGCGCAGAAAGCCGCCTGTGGGGGCGCGAGTACCAGCAGGCGCACCCATGAAAGAAAGGAGCGCCGCGCCCCTTCAATGCGCGGATTGCCCTGCACTCGGGTCAGCAAGTAGAGGCAGTGGGAACTGAAATGCCCTGACGGCCTGGAAAGACAGGCGCCACACAGAAGCCCGCTGATGCCACCGCGAATGGGGTGGTGATGGATCAGCACCCACGCCCAGCGGGCTTCTGTGTGGTGAAAGCGGTTGTGATGTTGAGGCGGGAAATTCGTGCGGTGGAAAGGGTGCCGCGCAATACAACAAGCGCTCGGGGATAGGCCCGCGAACCGAGCAAGCCGTACGCCGGCCACCACACGCGGGGAAGCATGGAGCAGCACAGTTCCGCGTAAAGGCAAAGCCATGCAGCAGTGCGATACGGCGGTATCAGCCCGCGCCGGAGACGTAACCGGCACCTGAACCCACGCGCTGTGCGTGCAGCACTCCGGAGGCACAGAGGCCCCGAGGAGATGCGCGCAGCGGCCCCAGCCGGACGCCTGCTAAAGGCTGGGGCGATTGAGCAGGACACCTGACGCACATAGAGGGGCGTCGCCGGACGAGAGTAACCGGCACCCAACAACAACCGCCGGCGGCGCCGGCCAGAACAGGAGCAGCAGGATGGAACACACGAAGACGCCCTGGCGCGTAGGCAGCCCGAACCGCATGGTCTCGGTCGTCGCCGATGAGCCGGTCCCGGAGATCGGCGGCAGCGACGCCGTCGACTACTACGGTGGCCACCTGATCGCCGAGTCGATCGCTCCGCGAAACGCCGAGTTCATCGTCCGCGCGTGCAATGCGCACGACCAGCTGGTGGTGCTGCTCAAGGCCGCCGACAACAAGCTGCAGGCGAT